GGCTCGCGCAGGTTTTCGGAAGAAACGAAAGGGGTTCTGTAGGATTTTATGGGGAACGCGAATTCAGGACGCCGCCCCAACCCGACCGCACTGACGGTGTTGCGCGGGAACCCAAGTCGCAAAAAGCTCAATGAAAATGAGGTACGTCCACCGGCTGGAGCCGTAGAGAAGCCGGCGCAGTTGTCGAGTGCGGCTGGGGTGGTGTGGGACGAGCTCGCGCCGATGTGTCTCGCGATGGGGACGTTAACGCCTGCTGATGTTCGGCCGTTTGCGACCCTGTGCGAGCTGCAGGCGACGTTCAGCGCGAATGCCGCGGCGAAGGGGACCGCGATCTTTGACGTGCGGCTCGAGCGGGACACGGCCAACGTGATCCGACCGTATTACGCGCTGTTCGGGTTGGAGCCGGTGAGTCGGGCGCGGATCTCGGTGCCGAAGAAGAAGGATGAGCCGGCGTCGAAGTGGGCTGGGGCGCTGCCGTGAAGCGGGAAACCGCTGCCGCCTGGGCGATTCGGTTGGTTAACCAACTGACGCATACCAAGGGACCGTCTGCTGGCCAGTCGTTCAACTTGCGGCCGTGGCAAGTCAAGATCCTGAAGCAACTGTTCAAGACTCGGTCGGATGGCCGGCGGCAGTATCGGACGTGTCTCCTGATGTTGCCGCGGAAGAATGGGAAGTCGGAGCTCTGCGCGGCGCTGGCGATCTACTTTCTACTGTTCGACGGCGAGATCGGCGCCGAGGTGTATTCCGCTGCGGCCGATAAGGACCAGGCGGCGTTGGTGTTCAACGTCGCCGCCGAGATGATTCGGAACGATCTGGAGTTGCTGGCGCAGTGCGAGATCATCGACTCCCAGAAGCGGATCGTGCATCGGAAGTCGGGGAGCTTCTACCGGGCTATCTCGGCCGAAGCCTACAGCAAGCACGGGTTCAACGCCTCGGTGGTCATCTACGACGAACTCCACGCGGCGCAGACGCGGGAACTGTGGGACGTGCTCTCGACCAGCCAGGGCGCTCGAGCGCAGCCGTTGATGATGGCGATCACCACGGCCGGGTACGACAGGCATTCCATCCTGTGGGAACTCTACGCGCACGCGAAAAAGGTGGTCGAGCAGCCGGATCTGGACCCGACGTTCCTGCCGATCCTCTTTGAAGCGCCTAAAGATGCCGACTGGACCGACGAAAAGGTCTGGAAAGCGTGTAACCCGGCGCTCGGGGACTTTCGGAGCCTCGAGGAGATGCGGATCGCGTGTCAACGGGCGAAGGAGATCCCGGCGCAGGAGAACACGTTCCGGCGGCTGTATCTGAACCAGTGGACCGAGCAGGCGGCACGGTGGATTCAGATGCCGGCCTGGGATGCCTGTCGCCGGCCTGCGGAGAGTCTACTTGGTCGGCGCTGCTATGTTGGGATGGACCTCTCGAGCACGAAGGACCTCACGGCGCTCGTAGCCGTGTTCCCAGACGAGGACGGATTCGACGTGCTGCCGGCGTTCTTTGTGCCAGCCGAGAATATGCGGGAGCGGTCGACGCGGGATCGCGTGCCGTATGAGCAGTGGGCACGCGAGGGTTATCTAGACGCCACACCGGGGAACGTGGTGGATTACGAATACATCCGCCGGCGGTTGCGCGAGTGGGCTGACGACTACAAGGTCCAGACGATCGCGTTTGACCCGTGGAATGCCACGGATCTGGTGACGCGGTTACAGGAGCAGGACGGGTTTACCTGCGTGCCGATGCGGCAAGGGTTCAACAGTCTCGCGGCTCCGACGAAGGCGCTCGAGAAGGCGATTTTGTCGAAGACGCTCCGCCACGATGGGCATCCGATCCTCCGGTGGAACATCGGCAATGTGTCCGTGGAAACTGACGCGCCTGGGAACATCAAGATTTCCAAGAAGGTCTCGACGGAACGGATCGATGGGGTGGCGGCGTTGGTCATGGCTGTGGATCAAATGGAACGGAACAACGCGATCCCGAGGCCGGAGTTTCGCATGTTCGCGTTGACGCGATGAGCGATCTAAAGCGTCCGCGTGGCCGGCCTCGCATTGATGAACCGCGCTCAACGGTCTCGGTGTGGCTACCGGCGAAAGCCCATGATCGCCTGATCGAACTCGCCAAAAAGCAGGAGCAGAGTATTTCAGCCACCGTGCGTCAACTCTTGACGCTCCGTCTGCCGCCGTCCTGATTTGTCCTACTAATTAAATCGGCTGAGTCGTAACGTCCCTAGCATGGTTCCTCATACATGCTTGAACGGGCGTATAGCGTCTTCTCGATCAAAAGTGTCGATACCGAACAGCGCCTGATCGAAGGGATCGCCTCAACGCCGGAACTTGATCGCCAGGGCGACTCGATGGACTCGAGCGGGGCGAAGTTCGCGCTCCCGATTCCGCTGCTCTGGCAGCACCAAAAAGATAAGCCGATCGGCCAGGTGTTGTCGGCGCGCGTCACGTCGTCAGGCATCCACATCAAGGCGAAGATTGCCTCTGGCGTCCTCCCATTCATTGACGAAGCTTGGGCGCTGATCAAGGCCGGTCTCATTCGCGGCCTCTCGATCGGCTGGCGACCCTTAGCCTCTCCGGTCCTTAAAGATGGCGCGGTTCACTACAAGAGCTGGGAATGGCTGGAGCTGTCAGCCGTCACGATTCCAGCGAATCAATCCGCCACGATTCTCTCGATCAAATCGGCCGATACGGCAGCCGCGTCAGGCACGCCGCGATCGTCCTCCGTTCACCCCGGCGTCTCGGGTTCACGCAGAGACACGTCCATGAACATTTCCGAACAGTTGACGGCCGAAAAAGCCACGTTGCAGACCAAGAGTGCGCGGTTGGAAGAACTGATCGCCTCCGACGAAGCGCACAACGGGTTAGAGGCCGACGAGACCGCGGAACGCGACACCCTTCTCAAGGAAGTGCAGTCGCTGACCGCCAAAGTCTCGCGCCTCTCCACTCTCGAAGCGGCCCAGATGGCGCAGTCCGCCACGGTGACGTATCCGTCTGGCACGACGCAGCCGGTCGCGCCGCCCACGCGCACGCCCATGCAGTTCAAGACGGTGGAGCTGCCGAAGGGCACGCTGTTCACGCGCTACGCGATGGCGGTGGCTGCTGGTAAAGGCAGCATGGCCGACACGATGGCGTACGCCAAGCGCTTCACCAACACGCCGGAAGTGCTCCAGTACATCAAGGCCGTCGAGGGTACGGCATTCGGCGCCAGTCCGTCGTGGGGCTCGGAGCTCGTCAATCCGAATACCCTGCAGACCGAGTTCATCGACCTGCTGCGTCCGATGACGATCATCGGACGCGTGCCGGGCTTCCGTAACGTGCCGTTCAACATCCCGCTGATCACCCAGACGGGTGGGTCGACGTTCGAGTGGGTCGGGGAAGGCGGCGTGAAGCCGGTCGGAGAGCTGGCGTTCGAGCGGACGACCATGCCGACCAGCAAGGTCGCCGGGATCGTGGTGCTGACGGAAGAACTGATCCGGTTGTCGTCGCCGGCCGCGGAAGAGACCGTGCGTCGGGATCTGACGGAACAGTGCGCGCGGTTTCTGGATGAGCAATTCATTCAGGTCGCGGTTGCGCCTGGTGCGAACAACCCGGCATCGATCGCCTACAACGTGACTTCGCCGGCGGCGAGCGGGACGGATGTGGGGGCGCTCCTTGCGGATCTCAATGCCGCGTTGGCGACGTTCGATGATGCCAATGACGGCGCCGATGTCGTCATCGTGATGACCAAGGCACTGGCGCGCGGGATCAGTTCGTTGCTGGTTGCGCTCGGCACGAGGGCCTTCCCCGAGATGACGCCCAACGGCGGGACGCTCATGGGCTACACCGTCATCGTCTCGAACTCAGTGGATTCCGGAACGATCGTGTTGTTCCAGCCGTCCGAGATTCTGTTGTCGGACGATGGCCAGGTGCGGCTCGATGCGAGCAACCAGGCCACGCTCTCGATGAGCGGCGGCAGCACCACGCCGGACTTCAACCTGTGGCAGCGCAATTGCGTGGGCATCCGAGCGGAGCGCTGGATCCGGTGGCAGAAGCGTCGGGATGACGTGGTCGCGGTGATCGATACCGCGGCGTACGGCCCGACCGTCGGTTCGGTCTAACTCGCAGTCGTCGGCTGGGCGCACTCGCTGTCAATGGCGGGGCGCCCGGCTTTCGTCCTTTCTCTCGGAGCATGGATGGGCATTCCACTCACAGCGCTCGCGACGTTTCACTATGCCGGGCGTCTCGTCATGCGCGGCCAATCCTTTTCTGCCCGTTCCACATCCGACGCCAAACTGCTCACGCTGACGAAAAAGGCCAAGCCGGCGCCAGCGACCGTTGAAGCGCCGACGGTTGTGCCGTCGCCTGTCGATTTGCCTGTGGCTCCACCGCCACCGCACGAGCCGGAACCTGTGACGATCGACGTGATCACGCCTGAGTCGCCGGATGTTCTGCCGGAGCCGGTCGAGACGGTGGAAGTAACCGAGGACGACGCCAAACCAAAGCGGCGGTATCGCCGCCGGGATCTCACGGCTGATCCCGAATGAATCTTGCCATCACGATCGGCTCGAAGACGCTGAGCCTGAACACGAAGCGCGCGGGTGCGCTCGCAGGGGTCGAAGGCTCGCGCAGTTGGCTGTCCTCATTCATTCACGAACTCACCACGGGCGGCTGGCAGCGCAACGAAGAGGTCAACGTCGATGTCGCGCTCTCGAATCCGACGCTGTTCGCGTGCGTGACGTTGATCGCTGGGGACATCGCAAAGCTGCGACCGATGCTCGTGGAGCAGGACACCGACGGGATCTGGACGGAAGTCGACAGCAACGCCTTCTCGCCAGTCCTGCATCAGCCGAACAGCTATCAGACCTGGGTGGACTATGCCGAGTGGTACATCCTCTCGAAACTGATCACGGGCAACGTCTACGTGCTCAAGGAACGGGATCAGCGTGGGGTGGTTCGGGCGCTCTACATCCTCGATCCGTATCGCGTGACGCCGTTGGTCGCGCCGGATGGATCGGTGTTCTACCAACTACGTGCGGACAGCCTCTCGCAAGCGCCGGAAGCCATCGTGCCGGCGCGCGAAATCATCCACGACGTGATGTGTCCGCTGTTCCATCCGCTCTGTGGGGTGTCGCCGATTTACGCGGCTGGGTTTCCGGCGATGCAAGGCCTGAACATCCGCAGCGCCACCGACAAGTTCGTCACGAATGGCTCACGGCCAGGCGGCATCTTGCTCGTGCCTGGGACGATGGAACAGGCCGACGCGGACGCGATGAAAGCGGAGTGGAAGGCAGCGTTCTCAGGGAGCAAGCAAGGGGACATCGCGGTTTTAACGGGCGGGATGAGTTATCTACCTATGGGCATGATGACGGCCGAGCAGTCACGGGTCATCGAGCAGTTGCACATGACCGATGAGGACATCGCGAAGTGTTTCCATATGCCGCGGCACAAGGTCGGGATCGGCCCAGATCCGACCTATACGAACATCGAAGCGAAGAACAAGGACTACTACACCGACTGCCTGCAGAAGCACATTACGAAATTCCAGGTCAAGCACACGCAAGGACTCGGGCTGGACAACGTGCCTGGGAAGACCTTAGCGGTGGAGCTCGATCTTGACGATCTGTTGCTGATGGACATGACCGCGAAAGCCACCGCGGCGCAGCAGGCGGTCAATGCTGGCTTGAGCTACAACGAGGCGCGTCTGCGCTTCTGGGATGCGGGTCCGGTCGCCGGCGGTGAATCCCCCCTTGCACAACAGCAGTACTACAGCCTCGAGGCGTTGTCGAAGCGTGACGCGGCCCCGCCGACTGAGACGTCGTCACCGTCGCCGGCCGCACCGTCCATGCCTGATGGGTCGCCGATGCCAGAGGACAAACGCTGGGATGCCGCCGCGCTCCCGCTCATGGTCAAGCGCAAGGTCGCGGAATTGAGGGCGGCGTGACCGAGACGGAACAACTCGCCGACATTATCGCGCTCTCCGTCCATGCGGCCACAGAACCGTTGCTGTCCAAGATCGCCGCGCTTGAGTCGAGACCGCTCGGGTATGGCAGCAAAGACGCCTGGGACGCCATCGCGGACACGCTCAGCGATCTGCGGGGCCGGATGGTGGCGGTGGAGGCGCGGGCGCTCGTGCCAGGTCCAGCCGGGCCGCAAGGGCCACAGGGCGAGCCTGGACAGCCCCTGGGGGCAGTAGGCGCGGTCGGACCAGCCGGCAAAGACGGAGTCGATGGCGTCAGCGGCAAGGATGGCCGGGATGGTGTCGACGGCAAGGATGGCGCTCCTGGCCTCAGCGGGAAGGACGGCGCGGTTGGGCCGACCGGCCTCGCTGGCAAGGATGGACGCGACGGGATCGATGGGAAAGACGGCTCCGACGGGTTGAGCGGGAAAGACGGGGCGCCTGGGCGCGACGGGCGCGATGGTCAGCCAGGCGTCAACGGGAAGGACGGCGCTCCTGGTCTCGACGGCAAGGATGGCGCTCCTGGAGTGGCCGGGAAAGATGGCGCCGACGGCCTCGGGTTCGACGATCTCGATGTCGTCTTTGAGGAGGGGAAGGGCTGGCTGCTGCGATTCGCCAACGGGTCACAGGTCAAAGACTTCCCGATCGCCATTCCGTTTGATGCGGGGATCTGGCAATTCGGAAAGCGGTATTCCAAAGCCGCTGGCGTCACGGTCAAGGGCGCGTTTTGGATTGCCCAGGAAGCGACCACGACGCGACCAGGGGACGGGACGCCGGAGTCTGCGAAAGCGTGGCGTCTCGCGGTGAAGGGCGGCCGGGACGGGAAGCCTGGGAAAGACGGCCGGGACGGAACCGACGCATGACGATCCCGACCATCGTGACGCTCGAGCAGGCGCAGGCGCATCTCCGGCTGTCGCCGGTCCTGAGCGGATCGCCGGCATCGCCCGTGGACGATCCCGATCTGCAACTGAAGCTCGACGCGGCGACGGAAGTCGTGTGTCAGCGCATTGCCCAGCGCAACCCGATGGATACGGACTGGATCGCGACAATCGAAGCGTGGACGACGGGGAGTCCTGCGGCGCCCGCGGTGGTGCGGCTGGCCGTGTTGGAACAAGTCGCGGAGTTCTATCGGTTCCGCGGGGACGATGCGCCGAACGAACGGGTCGAGGCGATGGGTGATCTCGCCGACACGGTCAAGAGCGTGCTGAAGGCTGGCGGGTATCTCACGGAGACGTGGGCGTGACGACCGTCCCCAAACTCTGGCCGAATTCAACCATCGTCTGTGTCGGGACAGGTCCGAGTCTCACACAGGCGGATGTTGAGTTCTGTCGCGACAAGGCGCGGATGATCGTCGTGAACGACGCCTACAAACTAGCGAAGTGGGCCGATGTGCTCTACGCCTGTGATGCGAAATGGTGGCGGTGGGAGAAAGGGGCGCAGTCTTTTGCTGGCTTGAAGTACTCCCTGCAAACATCGTCGGCGCTGTTCAAAGGCATCCAAGTGATACGCAATCTCGGGCGCGATGGGCTGACGCTCGATCCGACCGGCGTGAAAGCCGGCCATAACTCAGGCTATCAAGCGATCAATCTGGCCGTGCATCTCGGGGCCGCGCGGATCGTGTTGCTTGGGTACGACATGGGCCGTCCCGCGCGAGGGCCGTCGCATTGCTTCGGCGAGCACCCTGATCGCACGCAACCGCCGTATGCCGCCTGCATCAAAGCTTTCCAGACGTTACCGGGCCCACTCGCCGCGGCGGGGATCGACATCGTCAACTGCTCGCGGTCGACGGCATTGTCTTGTTTTCGTCGCGAGGCGATCGATACCGTGCTGGTGGAGCGTGCGGCATGATCGCCGTCCTGTTGCTCACCTGTGGGCGCGCAGACTACACCAAGCGCACGCTGGAGAGCTTTACCGCGCAGCACCCGCACGCGCGTGAGCAGTTCCTATTGCTCCACGGTGATGACGGCTCACAGGAACCTGACAACCTCGCGCTCGCAGCAGCGCATGGCTTCGCGACGGTCGTGCACCATCCGACGCAGCGAGGCGCGAGAGCGTTGCGAACAGCGATGGTGCAGGTGGCGGTCGATCGCCACGCGGACTGGACGATGTTGCTCGAGAACGACTGGGAATGGGTCCGCCCCTTCCCGGTAGAGACGTTCGAGTACGTGCGGCGGACGCGGCCAGATGTCTATTCGCTGCGCCTCTATGGCCAATACAAGGAACGGGGCCAGAAATGCCCCTGCAGTCTGCGGAATCATGGCGTGCCGTCGCGATCCGCTGCGCCGTGGCGTCGGTTGGCCGGTGCCCCAGAAGCCGTCGACGTGGGACGGTATCACTGGGGGGCTCCGCCAGCCGTCACGCGCACGTCCGCGCTGCTCCGCATTCATCAGCTCGTCCGCGGGCGGACGGATCGCGGGGATCACTCCGAGATGGTCGCCAGCGGTCGGATCGACGGCTTCGTGGCCCGCGTACTTGAAAATTGCGTGTTTCATATCGGGCAGTCGCAAACGCGGGCTATTGCGCCGCGGCATCCGGCTCCGCCTAAGCCGTCGCGGCCGATCCGCACACACAGGCGTCCCGCGCTCTACACGCCGCAGTGGCAAGAGACGCGACGCTGGACCTTGCCAGGGTCTTCGGCGTGCCTCGATGCCGCCCTCGTGGCGCTGGGCCAGCCTGTGGGCCTCCTAGACGTGGGGTGCGGAGAAGGGCACTTCGTGACACGCGCGCAGGCGCGCGGTATCCGCAGTGTGGGTGTGGATGTCTCGATTCCGGTCACACAGATCGATACCCCGATTCGCCACGCGGATCTCACGGTTCCGCTGGATGTGCAAGAGCAGTTCGGCCTCGTGCTGTGTTGGGAAGTGGCCGAACATCTGCCGGCCGCCGCGGCCGACGTGCTGTGTGACACCCTCGTACGCCATGTGCGGCCGGGTGGCGTGCTGCTCTTTACCGCGGCCACGCCTGGGCAAGGCGGACAGGGGCATCTCAACGAACAACCGCACGAGTATTGGCGGGAGCGGCTGATCGCCCGCGGTCTTGGTTTTGATTCAGTCCTGACCCAGCAGCTCTCGGCGCGATTCCTTGCGGCGGCGCCGAAGCAATCGTGGTATGGACGGAACGTCCAGGTATTTCGTGCGGCCGGGGAGGGCGCGTTCTTACCGGCGCCTGGCCTGCGGCTGGCCATCACGATGCGGACGGCCGATCGCTCCCCGAAACCGAACTATCTGGGCGGGACCGTGCGCCGGCTACTCGCGCAAGGGATCCCGCCATCCGAGCTCCAGATTTGTCTGACCGATCCTGATACGCGCTGGCTGTCCGGTCAGCTCGGTGCATCGATTGGGTCGGTGACGTTGCATGTGCCCTCTCGCCAACGGACGCCGAACGAGAACGGCTTGGCGCAGATTGCCAGCCTCGATCCCAACGTCTACGACTGGGTGTTGCTGCTCGAGGATGACCTGTCATTCTGCGCGGACTTCGTCGCGAGTGTGAAGCGGTGGATCGGAGCTGCAGCCCGACCCAATCGCCACCTGTATCGGCTCTTTGGGTTCCGGGTGTCTCCACCGCATGGCCATGTCGGGTTTTACGATGACCGCCTCGATCGGTGTGCGGGTTCGCAAGCGGTGCTGTTACGCATGGAAGACGCACAAGACTTTCTCGTCTGGTCCCGCGCGAATCTCGAGACCTGGGGCGGGTTCCGGGGCAACGCCAAGATCGCGTTTGACAAATTGCTCGCCTCGTGGGTGTTGGCGCGGTTCGGACGTGAACCCGGCGTGATGAGTCACCCGATGTTCGTGAAGCACATCGGGAAGGTGAGCAGCTTGCATCCGAGTACCACGCAGATGGATCGGTTCTTCGCTGGTGATACGTGGTCCTATCCGCAGGTGTCAGCATGACGCACCTGGCGTCCGGCAAGATGGACCGACGTATTGTCGTGCAGACCGCGACGGTCGCTGAGGATCCGCAGACCGGCCAAGACGTGGCGACGTGGGTGAGTAGCCAGCCCATCGCGGCGGAATGGTTACAGAGTAGCGCCACCGAAACGTGGCAGGCCCGTCAGATCGACGCCACGATTGAGGGCATCTACAAGACGTACGACATGAGTCCGAGGCCAACGCCGGATTTGGCGCAGATCATCGGACATGACGGTCGTACCTACGACGTGAAAGGTGTCACCGAGATCAATCGCGGCGAGGGGCTGCTGATTGCTGTCGCGGCGCGGGCGGTGGCGGCATGACGATCCGCGATCTCGTGCGCGAGTACGTGATGGCCGACAACGCCGTGATTGCGGCGGGCCTGACGCGGCTGTACCCGGATCAGTTGCCAGAGAAAGTCACGTATCCGGCCGGGGTGATTCTCGCCGTGGACATCGTGCGACCGAATTCGCTGCGGAGTGTCGCCGGCCTCGCACGGGCGCGGGTGCAGATCGACATTTACGCGAATCCTGGCAACGAGCAAGGCTCACGGGTGCGGGCCGATGCCATCGGGTCCGCGATTCGTCAACGGCTCGACGGGTTCGATGGGTCGTTCTCAGACACGAGCAGTTCACCAGCCACGCCCGTGCGGGCCTGGGTGACGTTCGATCTCGAAACGGAAGGCGCGGAGCCAGAGATTCACGGCGGACTCTCTCGGCATACCGCAGATTACATCGTGCAATTTCAGACACAGGGTGGAACGTACTAGCACGGCAAGCGTTGGTAACGAGCACGTACACAAGGAGCAGCGACAATGGCAGATCAACCAGACGCCACATCCACGCAGGGAGTCTACATCGGGACCAGTGATGGCGGCTCGCCGGCCAACTACACAGAATTGGCCCGCGTGACCAACATCGGCGGTCCCAACGAAACGATGGACGAACTCGACGTGACCCACCTGCGTTCGACGGGCATGTATCGGGAGTTCATTCCCAACTTCAAAGATGGTGGCGAACTGCCGATCACGATGCAGTTCGGATCGGGTTCGGCCTCGCAGTTGGCCCTCATGGCGGAATTCGAGTCCACGCCGCCGCCGACGCAAGAGCGCCGGATGTTCTTCCCAGACGGATCGACCGCCACGTTCAACGCCTTCGTGAAGGCGCGGAATTCTCCGATAGCGGTCGGTGCCGTGCTCGAGCTGAGCGTCACGTTGCGGATCAGCGGCCCTGTAGTCTGGGACCGCGTGTCCGTCTCCCCGGCATCGCTGTAAGGCGCTGAGGCTCCTATGGCGAACCCGGAACGGGGCGAAGTCCGCCTCGCGGTCAATGGCGACTCGTACACGCTCAAGCTCAGCATGAATGCCGCGGCCACGCTGCAGAAGCAGACGGGCAAGACGATCGGCACACTCCTGGGCGAATGCTCTGCACTGGATTTCGTGTCGATCCGGGCCGTGATCTGGATGCTCCTCCAGAAGTACCACGCGGAACAGTTCAAGACCGAGGCGAAGGTCGGCGACTTCATCGACGACTCGGGCGGTTTGTCGGTGTTCATCGACGCGATCAACAACGTCGTTGAGATCAATCAGCCTGAAGTGCAACCGGAAGGCGGCGCAGAGGGAAACCCTCCGACGCCTGGGACTGGCGCCGGCTCTACATCACCGGCCGGAGTCTCGGGCTGACGCGGGAGGAGTTCTGGGACAGTTCCTTGCGCGAATTCGAGCGGGAATGTGAAGCGGGCGAGCAGCGGAACATTCGCGCGGCGCAGGGGGCGGCGGTGCAGATGGGGATGCTGATGTCGGGCTCGCGCGGGACTGGACGACAGCCACCGCCACGGCGGCAATCGTGGCAGGAGATGAAGGCGCGCATGCAAGCGATCGCGAAGGTCAATGGCTGACGAACTCGCGGACCTAAAGCGGGGTGTCAATCGACTGCCGGAGAATGTGACGAAGGCGCTGCGCGCGGTGGCCTCCGTGACGGCTGGTCGTGTGCAACGTCGGGCGCGAGAGATCGTCGCGTCTAAAGTGAAGCGCGGGGCATCGGTGGTCGCTCTCACTGTGGTCGATGATCCAACACACAAGCAATTCCTCGTCATCGCGGAAGGCGCGCATGACAAACCCGCGAATCTCGCACTCTGGATTGAGCGAGGGACGCGGTATCTAACGGCGCGGCCGTTCCTCCGTCCAGCGGCCGATGCGGAAATGCGACGCTACGCAGACGAGATGATTCGCGCGGCCGAACACGTCATCGAAGGCCTGGGTCATTAACGATGCCGACGATCCCGATTCGCTGGGCAGACAATACGGACCAACTCCGGGCGAATCTGCGCCAGGGACTCGACCAGATCGAAGCCACGAAGGCGGCGGCGGATCGCATGACGCAGTCGCTCGGCGGTGGCAAATTAATGGCTGCCGCGCACAACTTCGCAGCGGCAGTCCAACAGATTGGCGGCGTAGAGAAACTAACCAATGCTGAGCGCGAGCGCGGGAATGCGCTGCTCGACAAAGCGATCGAAAAGTATCGAGTCCTCGGCCAGACGGCGCCGAAATCGCTCCGCGACCTCGCGGCGGCCACGAAGCAATCAACGACGCAGGCGTTTCAGTTGTCGGATGCCCTCGCTAATGTCGGCCTCAGCCTCGGCGTAGGCGCCGGAGCTGCGCTAGGTTCTGGCCTCGTGCTCGGCGTCAGGCATGCGCTCGAACTGTCCGACGCCCTCTCGAAACTCTCTGATCGGACAGGCATCACGGCGACTGGCCTCCAACGGCTCGATGCCATCGCGCGACCGTCCGGTAACACGATTGAAGAAATCGCCAACGCCATAAACAGGTTCCAGAAGAACATCGTCGAAGGCGGGAAAGATACCGAGAGCGCGCTGGCGCGGATCGGTCTGTCTATTCGTGAGCTGGACAGCCTCGAACCCGATCAGCAGTTCATCGAGATTGCGAAAGGTATCCAATCCATCAAAGACCCGGCCGAGCAAGCCTTCGTCGCCATGCAGTTGTTCGGTAGGGCAGGCGCTGAACTACTCCCGTCGCTCAAAGCGAAGGTGGACGAACTCGCAGACTCCACGTTCAAGATGTCGGACAAGGCGGTCAAGGCGTGGGATGACGTCGGAGATGCGGTGCAGCGGTGGAAGACGAACGTACTCAACGCGATCGGTGAAGTACTCGCGCAGTTGAATCGTCCCGGCACGGACCCGCTCACGGCGTTGTTGCTTGCGTCCCAGGAAGGCGCCGCGAATATCTTGATCCCGCCGCCGAAGGCTCCACGGGCGCCGTTGTCTGGAGAGCGCGGCGACATTCCATTGTTCGCCGTGCCTGGACTCCCGCCACCAGACGTGATTGCGTCGATCGAGCGGTTTTCCAAGGCGCTGCTCCGCGCAGCGGAAGCGCAACTCGCAGCAAAAGGATTAGCGGACCAATGGGCGCGGATCGCCAAGTTTGAGGACGTATGGGGGAAACTCGCCGCGCAGCCCAGACAGACGTTTACGCCATTTTCGGAGGCGATCGATAAATTCGCGACGTTCGAGATCGATCTTGGGAATATCGACAACCTCGTGACCCAAACCTTCGACGACATGATCCAGAAGGCCAAGGAGCTCGAGGAGGCATTCAGGAAAGCCTTCGGCGTGACGGCTGGTCTGTCGTTGGGTCTGCCGCCTGGTGTCGTGCCAGGGAATACGGATGCGATTCAGGCAGCGAAGGGAGCGTTCGGCATCGATGAGGGCGCCTTTCAGCGAACACAGATCGCGCTCGATTCGCTCTCGCAGTCGGTCAGTATGCTCGGGTCGATGAGCGATGGCGCATTCGGGAAGGTCGCGAGCTTGAGCGCAGGCGTCGTGGACGGGATCGCCAACATGCTCCGCGCTGTGGAGACGTTCAAGGATGCTTCCCTGTCCTCGATGCTCAGTATCGGCGCAGCGGCGTTTCAGTTAGGGATGCTGATCGGTCGACTCTTGGCGCCGCTCCTGATCTCGCTCTTCTCTGGTCCTGGCGCGCTCGGTGATGCCGCGAGGCGCGCAGCGCAAGGTGCGGCGGCGCGTGTCGGCCATGCGTCGACCGGCGGAATCGTGACGCCATTTGGGATTCAACGCTTCGCTGGCGGCGGGATCGTCGGCGGGATGACACTCGCGCCGCCCGTCTGGCCGGACAACCGTTTGATCTGGGCGCATGACGGCGAGATGGTGCTGAATCGCGATCAGCAGCGCAGTGCGTTTGGTGGAGGAACAACGGTTTACGTCAACATGGATAACCGCGGCGCGTGGTTCGATGGAGTTGGCGTCGAGCGCCTGACACGGCGTATCCAGCGCTCGTTCTGGCGACAGGTGGCCGAGAACAAGGACAGCTCGTACTCGCGTGCGCGCGCAGGGCTGGGCGACAAGAGCTGATGAAAGCCCCCGCCATCTTCCAGTCGTATACCCAGAACATCCTCCGCGATGCCGCGATTACGGCGACGGCGGCTCCGCGTGCGTCGTTCGTTCTCGATGTCCTCAGCTATCTTCTACCGGATTGGCGGGTGTGCTGGGATACCGGGACGGTGACGATCCGCCTCACGCATGGCGGCGGATCCCCAAGCGAACAGCGCCAAGGTGACATTCTCTACATCGGCGCGCACAACTTCGACGCGGGGTCTCCGGCCGCGGCGGTGCTGACCAATGATGTTGGGCTGGTGCAACCGATCACCGTGCCGGACCCGCTCGGGAATGGCCTCTGCCGGCCGATCGTGATCGATCTGACGATCGCCACGCCCGATCCGGCCGACCGCACCCCGTCGTACTGGGAACTTGAGGTGAACCAGTCCTCGAATCTCACGCTCGGAGGGGCAATCGCGATCTACGGGCCGAAGCAATACCTGCTCGATCGCGATTTTCGCTACGGCTATGCCCAGCGCCAGCAGGGTTTGTCGATCGACCATCGCAACCCGTACGGGGCCTCGTTCGAGGTTGATCTGGGGACGATGTTGCGGTCGGTGGACGTGCAGGCGCTCGCGACGAAGACGGACGCCGATGCGCTGCAGGTGTTCTACGAACAATGCAACGGCCGTCGGCCGGGGTTGCTGTGGTTCGATCCCGACATCGCCGATGCTTATCTCGGGAAATGGGTGGGCGAGTTCAGGCGGACGTTTGTGTTCGACGACGCTGAGCAAATCGATCTGACCTTTGAGGAACTGTCGCGCGGGTTGGTGATCTAATGCCTGGCACCCCGATCCTCGCGTTGTTGCCCGAATCGAAGGCGGTCTACACGCTGGACAAGAACCTGCGTCCGGTGGTGGCGGAATTGCCGACGGCGGGCGATGCGGCGACGACAGTCCTCGCCTACGTGGTGATCGCCACGCTGACGAGTGTCGGAACCACAGCCCTCGCCACAGCCCTCTACAAGCACGGGTTGACGACGGGCGACAGCGTCATCATCGACGGCGCCACCGAGACGGAATACAACGGCACCTACACGATCACCGTGATCAGCGCGCAGGCGTTCACGTACACCTTCGCTGGCAGCGGCACGTCTCCGGCCACCGGGACGATCGTCGCGCAGTTCCCCGAAGTCTCTGATGACGAGTTGGCGATCACGCTCTGTGCATCTCGAGACGGCGGCGTCTGGACGCTCTACGACGCACTGGCTCCGCGCGGGTTCGAGGCATCCCTGGCCTGCATTCTCCGTAAGTGCGACCCTGACACCGGGGAGCTCCTGGCCGATGTCGTGCGCCCAAACTACGGCGTCCTCGATGCGGAGATCCTAACGATCGGCGAACTCGGTGGCTACAAGTCGCTGATGGATGTGGGCTGCGGGCGGTTGCTGACGAACGACCGCACGACGCACGAGGTGATCGAGATCAAGGTCGAGCACGTCGACGACGGCCTGATTCCAGTCGATCCTGATGTGCCCCTGATCGACAACGAAGTCGGGCGACTGGTGAAGACGTACAGCCTCGTGATCGATCCGCTCGATGCGGCCGTGAACTCAGGCGCGACACGGCTGCTCTATCAGGAGGGCGGCGACTCGAAGCTGTGGGACTTAGGCGAGGACGCCTTTCTGCGGACGGTGGTGGCGGCGTAAATGGCCAACGATACCTGCGCGGCGGCTACCGCGATCGTCATCACGCTTGGCGTGCCGTTTTCGGTCAGCCAGAGCACGCTCGCCAACGCGAACGACCCAACGATTGTCTGTGAGGCGCTGTCGAACGATGCCGGCGGTCACGCCGCGTGGTTCCGGTTCACGCCGGCTGTCGCCGGTCTGTTGAGTGTCGACACGCACGGGAGCGACTACGACACCGAACTCGTGGTGTATCACGGCACCTGTGATGCTCTGCGGATTCTCGACGCGAGTGAAGACGATGGCGTCTCGCTCCCGCCCAATAACGACGGGTATCAGTCCTCGCTCACAGAGGTGCCCGTCAAGGCGAACGTCCCGGTCTATATCGCGGTCGCAGACTACAACGAAGTCGGCGGGGCGCTGGTCCTCACCGTCACGCTGAGCCCTGCCGCCGATACCACGGCTCCACAAATCATCGTCGGCGTTGAGGATGAACTGACGGGGCAGGCCGCGCTCTATGCCTATCGGATCAGCGATGGCGTGCGCGTGGCGCGTGGACTGATCCACGAGTACGGCAGTGATCCCTACGCCTACGGATCGGGCCAGCAGAGCCTCAAGCGGGCCTCGGCGGATGGGGCGCGGCTCTACGTGAAAATCTCGGGCCATCTCGACTCGATGGTGCAGGTGTTCGATCGGACGCTGCAACCGACACCCGCGCGCTGGCCGATCACGGAGACGGACGCCTACGCCATCGGCGGCCTGGCGTTCGATGCGAGCGGCCACGTCTATCTCGCCGGCTATGTGAACGGGACCGACTTCTTCGTGAAGCAGTTTGATGCGGATCTCCATCTGCTCGCGACATCACCGTTTACGACGACGGACGACCTGGGCGGGTTCGGCGTGAGTCCTGACGGCGCGACGTTCTATTACTACGTGGCTGGTGAAAACAAAGTACGGTCGCGCACGTTTGCCACGGGCGCGGATCTCGGCATTCTCATTGCGACCGATTTCGGCGTGCCGTTCGTGAAGACGAACGGGCACATCGTGCTCGCGGGCGGGAGCGACATCAACGAGTACAACAGTGATGGCACCCTATTCCGCACCACGACCACGGCGGGGGATCTGTCCAATGTGGGCGGGTTAGATCCCGACCAATTGCACCTCTGGACGATGGACGCCAGCGGGGCCTCGGTCAGCCGAATTCGGATCAGTGACGGCGCCGTGATCAGTACCCCGATCACGCTCTCGACTAGCGATCCCGACCTTGATGCGGAGTGGGACATCATGATCATGGCGCCGACCGGGCGCCGGATCTGGCCGGTCTGGCTGAACGCCTGCGCGAAGTACGGCGAGACGTTCCTGGTGTTCACCGGCACGTATCTCGGCAACGGATCGATCGAGCGCTACACCTTCGACGGCGAACTCGTCCAAACGCTCACCTACGATCCGGCGCGGTGGGCGCTCGGCATGATCGGGATGACGGCGATGCTCGACAGCAACGCCTGTCTGCAGAAGATTCAGGACGACGACTTGCCGGAAGTGGGGCCGACACGCGGCATGGTCTGGCTCGCGGGCCACTACACGCCAGAAGTCGGCGTCACGCAGCCGGGGATCCTGCCGATTCGCCTGGACACGGGAGAAGTCCTCGCGCCGGTCATCACGATTCCCGCGCCGAGCGAAGTCGATCAGACGGCGGGCTTCACGGTGCTCGGTTCGGGAGCCTATGCGTCGGGCAATGGCGATCCGACCGATCAAGGCTTGCCGCCGAAACCGACCGTCGTCTGTAACGAAGTCACGAATCTGCGCTCGCCGGCGTCGAACCCCGGCTGCAATTCGGGCGGGCGTGGCTGGGTGCCGGTCTACACCGGCGCCTCCGGCACCATCCCGACGAGCACCGATCCGAGCAACGAAGAGACGCTGACGGGGAAGACAGACATCCTCGTCGACGTGAAGGTGGCGCACACGCGGTATCTGGCAGACGGCACCGAGCAAGCCGATCCGATGTACTGGGCGCACGTCGATCTGGACGACACCATTCGGAAGGAAGGGCGACTCGGCGGCGCCGGGACGGTCGAGATCAGCTCATCGGACGCGCAGGGCAACATGAAGTCCACCAGCGCGGCGATCACGATCTTCGATGATCCCGGTCACCCGATTGCCCTGCGTCGGAGCGATCCCGAATACCGCAACTTCAACCGCGACGAAATGACGATCAAGGCGCGGTCGGATACCGGCCGACGTGCTGGTCTGATCGCGCGGTTCATCTGCCGTGTCCTGCTCTACGGGGATAGTTGCGGGAGCGCGCGGATCGCCCGCCTGAACGGCGTCGATCATCTGTTCATCGAAGGCGGTTCCTTCTCGCCGGACAAGACGGCGCCGCAGTATCGGTATCCGCTGTCGTTCTACACGATGGCGCCGCCCGACGTAGCGGGCAAGTTCATCCCGTATCTCTACGGGGAGAAGAGCGACGAAGGCGCGATCAACCCGACGACGGGCCTCGTCAACGCGCGTGGGCTGTGTCCGGTGACGTTCCTCGGCATGGACACCACGCTTGGTGAGGAGTGGGGGCGCGTCAACTTCCTGCAGTACGCGAACAAGGCCGTCATCGGGCTCTACGGCTCCGACTGTGGGGGCTTGGGCTGCTTCGGTATGGGCGCGGTGTCTGACGGCAAAGCCACGAGCACGGTGACACTGAGCGGCGTCGGCGACTTCTCCGTGATTCCCGGCGGCGGGTGGGCGCAGCTCGTGCTCCTACACCCGCAGAACGGGCGCAGCGAGCACCGGATTACCCGCGTGAACCTCGCGGCCAATTCCGTGAAGGTGGAGGGCAAAATCGACGCGACGGCGCTGACGGGCGCGATCCCCTGGTTCATCGAGCGGATCGACCATCTGGCCCGCCGCGTGAAGATCGACATCGCATCGCGGCAGGGTGTGGACGTGATGATCCCCGGCTACACCGGGTACGTGCGACCCACGCCATACGAGGACATCTCCTGCTCAGAGGGCGAGTTCCGCATGTTCGACGGCTGGGTCCGCGGGGTGCTGCTCGCGGAGCATCTGTCGGGCGGGCCGACACTCTCAGCGAATCTCGCCGGCCTCGAGGACCGGGGCGACGGCTCTGGCGAGCTCATCACCGAGTACTTCACCGCCTACGCCCACTGGTGGGACAACTTTGTCCACACCCAATCCGCGAAGCCGACTGTGGACATCGGCGGGGGCGTGCTCGGTTGGCCGCAAGTCGAAGCGGACTGCCCGCAGTGGTCGGATGCGATCACGAAGACGATGCACTCGTCGTTCGCGGTGGCACAAGCGCAGACCGTGACGGCGCTGGGCGGCGTCGGATTGACCGTCAGTGCGTACTTCAATGAGGGGATCTCCCTGCGGGACGCGGCCCAGCTCTGGAATGACAACGGCGGCTGTTGGACGACGGTGGAAGAGCATGGCCGCGTCAAGGTGTTCCTGCTCGACCAGTACGCGGATACGACGACGTGGCCGCGCATCGATGACGTGAATCGGGTGTTCGGGACACTCGACACCCCACGGGCTGTGGACGAGCAGATGAACGTGGTCCGTGGCGGGTGTGACTTCGATCCCGATGGCGACGCGTTCCGCGAAGACAACCTCGACGCCCGATCCGCCGCCGCGATCCGCCGCAATAAGGGTTATGTCAAGTCCTCGAAGCACATCGACGGGAAGCTGCTCGGCCATCCCGCCCATCTGCAGTGGGTGCTCAATCGCAAGCTCGCGATTCATCAGGACGGGCCGATCTACGTCGAGGTGAACGATTGCGACTTCGGGCTGGTGGACTACCCGATCGGATCGGGCGTGGTGTTCACGTCCCAGGATGGACCGGGCGCCGACGGGTACGTGGAACAGCCGCTGCTGATTCTCGACCGTAAGCCGAACTTGGACGGGAAGACGTGCTCGATGCTGTTCCTCGATGTGGGGACGGACCCGCTGATCGTGCGGGAGTCGCAACAGTTCATCTTAACCAATGACGTAGACGGGCCTCGGTTGAGCAATGACCTCGACGAAGCTCCGAGGCTGGTGGCATGACCTACGAACAAGTCAACGGTGGAACGGCGTTCGTCACGCTGGAGAGGTTCACCCTAGACGATGCGAATCGGATCCGAGATTCCATCGACAAACTCGCGGCGGCGGCGCTCGCGCAGAACGTCTGTGCAGGCGGAGATGAGAACGCGGGTATTCCTGCCGACGCAACGGGCGACGTCAAGCTCTATAACTGGGTGCCGCTCTTCTTCGACAACACGAGTTCGCAATGGTCCGGCACGGCCGCCACATTGATCGCGCAGTTCCGGTATTTCGTCCGGGTGTCCAACAGCGCGATCACATTTACACCTAAGGTGTGGTACGCCGCCACGATGGCCGCGCTGATCAGTGCCCCAGTCGCGGCGACGATCAGCGGGGAAGCGGCATGCGCGGCGACGGCCAGCGACTACTCCGGCACCGACCAGATCCAGACCGTGACAGTCACGCTCCCGGCTGGCGCGAAATACTGGGCGGCCGGCGGGACTGTGGGCGGGTCCGTGGCGGCAGGCTATCAGGTGTGGGCAAGAGCGTGGCGCGACATCTACGTGCAGCCATGAAAGAACACCATGAACATTCACCCGAAACCGTCGCCATGTTGCAAACAACCGATTCAGGTGCAGGGATGAAAAGCTATCTGTTCGGCCTGCGGTCGGCAGGTCCGGTAATCGTTGCGCTGCTGCTGGCTGCGCCGGCCTCCGCGCAGATCGTGAACTATCAGCGGCTCGTGGCCGCCGTCTCGGATCCGCGCACCATCGCGAGCAACGGCGGCGGCACACCGGCCACGTTGACCCTGACGCCGACGGCCACCTACGTCCCATTGACCTGCAACGATACCGACGGCTGCACGATCACGATGGGGGAAACAGGCATTCCCAACGGGATGTCGGTGCTCATCGTGAACGTCTCCGCGAATGCCTGCACGTTCAGTGATACGTCTGGCGTGTCTGAGCTCACCGGTTCGATCTCGCTCAGCCAGTGGCAAACGCTGGCGCTGGAATACGTCACGGATCGCTGGGTGCAGTCGGGTACAGGAGGCGGGGCAGGGACCGTCACCACGACGGGATCGCCAGCCAGCGGCAACCTCGCGAAGTTCTCCGGCGCGGCATCACTCACCAATGCGGATCTGACCGGGGCGGTCACGACAAGCGGGACCGTGGCGACGACGCTTGCGAATGACATTGTCGCCAACGCGAACCTGCGGAACTCCGGGGCGCTCTCCGTCATCGGCCGATCGGCGAATTCCTCTGGCGATCCGGCTGACATCTCGGCGTCAGCCGCGAGCGATGCCGTGCTCCGCGAGAGCGGATCGACGGTTGGATTCGGCACCATCACGACGGGCGGGATCGCGAATGATGCGGTGACGTTCGCCAAGATGCAGAACTCGTCCACCACGAGTGTGCTGGTGGGCCGGGGCGGCGCAGCGGGGACCGGGGACTACCAAGAGATCGCGCTGGGCGCGGGCCTCTCGCTGGCGGGCACGACGATCAGTGCGACGGTGGTCGGGACAGGCGGCGGGGATGTGGTCGGGCCGGCGGCTGCCACGGACAACGGCTTCGTGGTGTACGACGGCACCACCGGCAAACTGGTCAAGAATCACGCGGCCACGGTGGCGCTCGGCTCGGAAGTCTCCGGGGATCTGCCGTTTGCGAATCTGACGCAAGGCTCGGCGTTCTCCGTGCTCGGGGTCACGGGGAACGCGACGGCCGACAACGCCTCGATCGCGGCTGGGTCTGATCACCAAGTCTTACGTCGGTCTGGAACCGCGGTCGCGTTCGGGGCGGTGAACCTCGCGCAATCCGCCGCCGTCACGGGAGTCCTCCCGATCGCCAACATCGCGACAGGGACACCGGACGGGACCAAGTTCGTACGGGATGACGGGACGTTGGCGGTGCCGGCTGGCACTGGGATGGTGCGTCTCGCTCAGGTCGTCACGAGCGGGAGTCAGGCCACCGTCGACTTCAGCGGTATCAGTGGCGCCTACACCTCCCTGAAAGTGCTCATCTATGCGCAGGACACGGCGTCAGGCACGAGCGACAGCGCGATCTATCTCAAGATCAACAACGACGGCACGTCCGGCAACTATACGGCAACGCAGCGCTCCGGCGCGGTGAACGGTGGCGCCACCGTCACAACGCTCGCGGCGACCGCGAATGGGAGTCAGGCCGGGCTGGCCCCCAATTCCGGCACCACGGGCTCGGTCGGGACGAACGAAGTCACGATCGTCGGGTACGCGTCGACGACGTTCAATAAGAACGCGATGTATTGCGGCCACGACTTCACGACAACCGCGAACGGTTCTATGCAGTGCGGCGGGTTCCAGTGGAAAAGCACCGCGGCTATCACGCGTCTGACGTTCACGGCTGGCGGCACCGCTTTCACGGATGGGTCTGTGTTCACGCTCTACGGGATTCCGTAAATGATCCTGCACTGGTGGGAACCCGACACGCTCCTGTATCTGCTCATGGTGACGATCGTCTCTATCCTGCGGACGTGGGGAGGCTAATGGAGATGTTTGTCGCGATCGCGCAGCAACACTCAGATCGGCTCACGGATCGCCTGTGGGCCTGGTGGGACGAGATTTCGGTCTACACCCTCCTGCGCTGGGTGCTCGCGACGTACATCATCGGCGCCGGGTTGGAAGTCCTGAAACTGGTCCTCCGATGATGCAACCCCAGCCGGATCACACCCAAGCCTTGCAGACGATCTCGTTGATTCAGGGGATCGTCTTGGCTATCGGGATGTTGATCGTCGGGGGCCTGATGAAGACGTTCAGCGCGGGGTCGAAGTTTCGCGACTTCGAGCGCGCGAACAAGTTGATGTCGGAGCTGGCGTCCACGGTCAACACGTTACCTGATAAGTATCGGGAGGAGATGCAAGAAGCGCTCGACCGGTATCACCAGTACGTGGTGGAACCGCGCCTCGAGGAGCTGCGCCGGGAGTTCCGCCGGTTGGAAGAGATCGTGGATCGACGTCGGGACGGGGATCGGCGGCACGACCATGATTGACCTCCTTCTGCGGTTCATTCTCCCGGCGGCCTATCAACTCCTGCCTCCCGCGATGGAGAGTCAAGCCGCGACGGCGCTCTTATTGAGCATTGCCATGCAGGAGAGCGGTTTGGAGTATCGGCGCCAGATCGGCGGGCCTGCGCGGGGCTGGTTCCAGTTTGAACGGGCTGGTGTGCGTGGCGTCCTTGATCATCCGAGCACGGCGGCTCCGATCGCGATCGTCCTGCGGGCGCTGCGCTACGACGCAACGATGCCGTCGTCTGATGTGCTCGCCGCCATCGAGCACAACGACGTACTGGCTGCGGCGTTCGCGCGGTGCTTGTTGTGGACGGATAGCCGTCCGCTGCCGTTTATGACTGAGCCGGATGTCGGCTGGCAGGTGTACGTGAGTGCGTGGCGTCCCGGTCGCCCGCGGCCAGAAACGTGGCAGGAACACTACGCCGCCGCGTGGGCGCGGACGATTGTTCCGGTGCCTGGGTCGAGGGCGTGACCGTACTGTTTCGGTGCGATGGAGGACTGATAGCCGGGACTTCAATGGACCCCGTTGAAGGGCGTCAGGGCCTCCATCCACCGAGTTCCAGGAGCGAAAGGACGTAAGCAGATGGCGAAGACACCCAACCCACAGGACACCACGCTCCGTAATCTCCGTGCGATCAAAAAGCGAGTCGAGACACTGGAGTGGGAAATGAAGGCCGTCTGGAAGCAGATCGGGAAGCCATCGGCACCGCCGGAACCAGAGTATCGATCACGGCCGGGACGAGGGCGACGGTGAAAGCCTACGCCGATCTTGCCGATCTGCCTGAAGACGAACGCATTCGGATTGCCGCAGAGGCGGCGGAGAACGGCGCAGTCATCGGCCTCGTGACTGATGACGAGCCTGGAAAGCCAGAGCGATACATCCGCAAACTCGGCGCCTACCCGGTTCGCATCATCGACCGCGGTCCAGGCCCGGTGAAGAAGACGGTCCTGATCCGAATCGGACCGAAGGAGAGCTGAATGGCGTCGGACCATAAAGGCCAAGCGATGTGCACGACGACCGGCGAATCGGTCGAAGACGTGCGCGCCAAGCAGACCAACCCAACCGGCCAGCACGACGGCTACATCGTGCTTTGCCCAGACGAGCGCGCGAAAGGCTTCGTCCGACCCTACCGCGATCGGTATCGCCACATGGGGCGCAGAGAAGTCATCGTCAACGACGGCAACGTCGCGGACGCCGAGCATCGTGTCGGCGGTTGTGGGACGGAGACGACAATGGGCCGCGCGCTCTCTGAGACGTACGCGCGCGATCCGTCGTTCTACGGCGCGACGTTCTGTTGTGCCTGCAACGCTCACTTTCCAGTCGCGGAATTCGTTTGGACGGCCGACGGTCAGCCGGTGGGGTCATGACCGAACTCTGGCTCGGCCCGGATCTCAACGCGGATCTCCTGCCGCTGGTTGATGCTCTCGATCAATGGCCCGCTGCTCGTTCACGCTGCGCCATGCTCCAAGGTTTCGAGCAGCAGATCGGGAGCGACACCGAGAACCTGAACGACATCGGGCTGAACTACTACCCACGGCTGCGCGATGCGGGCTTCTTCTCCAAGCTGCACGCGCAGGGCTTAAGGCTTGCCATTGAAACACCGGGCTTGAAAGCCTGGGACGTCGAAAACGGCGTCCCGACCGGGAAGCAGGCGGCCTTCGCGCTCACGCGAGCGATTGACCGCATCCGGGCGGCGGGTGGCGACCTTTCGACGTACTCGATGGACGATCCCCTCGCGGCCTCGCTCAAAGACTTCCCGCTGGTCGTGCCGTTCGAGACGCTGGTGCCCGTGCTCCTCCGCGTCGCGAAAGCCGGGAGCGATCTGGGCGTCCAGGGTGGGATCACCGAGGCGTACCCGACGTGTGCGGTGGCGCAGATCATCGGTCTGTTCGGGCATCTGCAACAGGCGGGCTGGTCCCCGCGCCATCTGCACATGGACATCGACGAGCAGCACGCGAAGCAGATGCACGCGGACGCCAAGATCGCGGCGGACCTGAAGGAACTCCAGGCGGCGTGTCGCTCGTGGCGCATTCCGTTCGGGATCATCCTCAACGGGCAGCGCGGGGACACCCCCCAAGCGTACCGGCTCGGCTTCTGGGAATGGTTCGACTTCGCGCGGCGGATGCTCGGCGGCGATCCCGACCGCTGGATTCTCGAAAGCTGGAAGAAGAAGAACCTGCCAGAGAACTTGTCGGAGTCGTCGCAATTCACCCATACCGGGCTGCTGCGCGAGGTGGCGGCCCTCGTCCCTTTTCCAGTTGACCCAGTTGACCCCGTGGAGGGTGGCATGAAGTGGAACATGGTACGACTCGTCGACGGCACGCTCGTGAACCCTGACGGCACGGTGCGGAGTCTGAATCCGTCCGTGGCGCCGCCGTGGGCGCATGGTGGCGCGTACGGACCCTACACATGGGAGACGCGCCCGCCTGGTTCGCACGGCGGATACGAGCAGTGCGCGGTCAACGGCGCGACCGTCTCATACAACCCGACCGGGTTCGAGGTGATCGTGTTCGGGTTCCAGGCGGCTGTCCCGCAGTCGGCGGGGTTCTCGGCGATCAGCGAGGAGCCGGTCACGCTGTGAGCTATCTGCTCATGGCCGGCGCCGGTTCGCCAGCGGCGTCAGGGTCCATTCACGGCAAGCTTCGAGCGCACAAGCACGGGTCGTCAGCGACGCAGGATCTGACGTACTCGTTCGCTGACGACAACGGGCCATGCAGCCCAACAGGGACGCACTGGTTCTGCGGTGCGACCGATTACCACGAACGTCCGTCCGAAAGCGAAGACGTGGCGGGGCAGCTCCGCGCCTGGGGCGTGACGATCATCCGCAACTTCCGAGTGCTCGGCTACGACTGGGTTGATCCGAACGGGCCGGATGTGCCGCCGCCGTCTGGGAGCTATTTCGGCATGCGCGGCGTCTCGCCGGTGCACATCGATCGCGTGCTGGACTTCGTTGAGATGCTTGCTCGTCACGACCTGTACGTTCAGTCAACAGCCGGCCATCAGTGGAAGGACTCGAAACAACGGATCGCCTGGGAGATCAAGTTCTGGACGCGAGCCGTGGAGCGCGGTCTACTCAAGCGTTTCCTTCTGGCCGATGGCGACAACGAGTACGTCCAGCAAGCGCACATGCGCGACAGCGACGAGCAGATCCGCGAGTACAAGGAACTGTTCGACTTCCTGAAATCGCTCGGTCCTGATCGGCCCATGTTCGCGTGCGGCGCCGCGCTCAGCGAAGCGCCGGCGGACGTGCGGCGGTCGCTCGGGGAGATTCGCAATCCACGGAACGCGGACGACGACGATCCGCACACGGTGCTGTTGCCACAATTCTGCGATCACCTCGACACGCATACGTCCCGCGACGAGACGCCAGGGGTTGACGAGACGATTAAGCGGCCGTTTTCGCTTGGATACAACGAGGGCCATATCGGGGCGTACGGCGTCCCGATCGCCTTCAGTGAGCCGCGGTCGTATCCCGGCCCGGCGGCGTTCTCGCCGAGCGATAAGCCGGGGCGCCTATTCGGCTGCTATGGTGTCGGCAAATTGTGGGGCGGACTCGTGACCCATTTCTCCGGCGAATCCGTGCGCGGAGAGTCACGGTTCAATCACGAGATGCGGCCGAGCAACATGCTCACAGCGGAGGGCATCAGTAAGATCCCGACGCTGCTGAACCATCTCCCGCGCAATGTCGGCGAGAGTGGGCATGTGCCAGGTGGCAACATCTGGTGGTGGGCACTGCCCGATGGGCGGATCGCCACGGTGTGCAGCGAGCTCTGGCAGGACACCAGCAAGGGCGAGCCGATCAAGGCACCAGTCCCGATCAAGCAATTCTTGCTCATCGGCCCGCACTGGGAAGCGCGCGAGTATCAAGGCAACCCGACGATGGCGCATCTGCGCGGTCAGGGCGGGGCGCTGATCGTGGCGGAGCGCGCGTGACCGACCCCACGAGCAACGCGCACGCCGCGATCGAAGCGGAGCTGGTATGTCCGCACTGCCGCAGTTATGAACCGGCCGGGCGCCTCTGCCATCCATGCGTATCTCGACACGCAGACGGCGGGCTGTGTCGTCTGTAGTCACGAAGGCCCGATCGACTCGTTCCAACCGCAACCGTTACCTGAAGGAGAGAACTGATGCCGCTCTTTACCTTGCTCATCTACATCGTGCTCGTCGTGGGGCTGTGCTATTTGGCCGTGTGGGCGATGGGGAAGCTGATGCCGGGTCATCCAGGTGTCATCGACAACATCATCTGGGTCGTGTGCGTGCTGATCATTGTGCTCATGGTGCTCCAGGCGTTCGGACTGATGGGCGCTGGGCCGCGCGTGCCGCAGCTTGGCTGACGATCTCACCGATCCGCTGCGGGCGAAGGGGTCGCTGTCCCCGACATCGACGCTGCAGGAGGATCTCGTCACGGCGGGGCAGCGGCGCGTCAATCTCATTTGGGAGTCGACGCAAGGACTGATCGCGATCTGCACGACGGGCGCGATGATCTACTGCTCGGTGAAGTCGATCGAGAGCCCGAACCTGGTCAATGCGTTCTTCCTGATTGTTGGTTTCTATTTTTCGAGAACGAATCACGCGGCGATCGGCGGCGTCGGCTCCAAGCCGAACGCGCCGTATCAAGGCCGATAAGGAGACTCGATGAACGGCGAAGCGATCGTGTCGGTGTCGGCGGCGGTGGTGGCGCTCACGCAGTTGGTGAAGTGGGCCGGGTTGCCGGACAGAGTAGGGCCATTGTCCGTGCTCGTGCTCGCGGCGGCCGGCGTCATGTTTTGGGGCTGGACGCAGGGCGACATCACGCGCGCCTCAGCCTTCGGCTACTTCGCCGGCTGGATCGCTGTCGCGACGTCCGCGGCTGGTGTGTTCGGCTTTACCCGTGCGGGTGGAGATGCGGTGACGCGCATGTCGGCGCCGCCCGGTGGGGCTGGCTCGAGCCCAACCATCAAAGGGTGACGCATGGACCCGATTACCGCAGCCTTCCTCGCCACGAAAGCCATCGCGGAAATGATCACCGAGCTCGCCAAAGGGCAGACCCCAGAACAGCGGGCGAAGTTCTGGGAGTGGTTCGAGCACGACCAGGAACGCTGGCGCAAGCTGCTGAAGCTCGACGCCTGATGCGATGGCGCGCACGCTCTGGTGTGGTCGCTGCGATGCGGGCTACTTGTCGGTGGCCGGCGACGTGCCGCGGCAATGTCCGTTCTGTCAGGCCAGTCCGACCGTCTGGCGCACGATGGCGCCGGTATCGGATGAACCGCGGACGGCGTGGGAATTGACCCACAACGACAAGCGGTTCTTAGCGTCGATCAGAGTGGAGGCGTAGGCTGTCGATACAGCATCGCCCCGAGCACCGCGCCCACCGCTAAAGCGATGAACATCAGCCCGACGTCCCCACGCGATCGGTTCATGTACTGCGCGATCATCTCCGCTTCGGCGGTAGCGTACTGACCCGTCGGCCACGGGGATGCCACGACGAACGCCAGGATCACCGACAGCACCGCGACGGCCCCGTAGGCGCCGCGATACCAGACGCCCTTGACCGCGAGAACGGGCATCAGCACGAACGCGCCGAGCACGAGGAGCGCCATCATCGCGTGAGCAGATCCGCCATCTGATCGACGTAGCCCGCAATGGTGACGTATACGTAGCCCGCGAGCGCCGCCCCCAGGAGCCCGACGACCATCCACCGCGGGGCCGGCCAGTCGATCTGAGGACCGACGATCACCCGGCGTGCTACCAGCACGCTGCCCGCTACCACCGCCACGAACCATGCGGTCGATTCCGCTGTCCACAGGACGATCATCAGGTTCCGTCCTTTCGTGAGCACTTGGACCGCCGGATCGTCGCGGAGGTTACGCGCCTGGAGTGGACGAATCCGTCAGGAGTCCGAGGACCAGTCTTTTGATGACGACGAGCGCGATCGGTCGGGTGAGCGCCAGGACTTGCAGCCCGTCGACGAGTTGGGTGAGATCGTCGCGGGTCGCTGCCGCTGGCCGGGTCGGTCGCCGAATCGCCGCCGCCTTGCCTGCTGAGAACTGCACGACAGGACACCGCATAGAGAGCATCCTTACGAAGTAGTCTGTGCCCTTTTACAACGTTGCCCGGTACGGCGCAAGACGAAAGTCCCATCACCGGCCCTTCCGTCGTGGAGATCGTGTCTCTTTCGGATCCTGTGCGCGTGTGCGCCGCTCGGTTTCGATCCGCTCAGCTTCGTTGACGGCTTCAACCGCGGCGCGATAGGGATCTGTTCGCATCATGGACCGGATCCGGTCGATGTGGCTCAGACGCCGATCGATGCCGCTGCGCCGTTCCTTCCCGCTCCGGCGTTCCGTGTAGGGCGTGATCCCCGGCTGGAACAGTTGATAGGTCGCCAGCCCGAAGAAGTCCGCGATGCGGTCGAAGTAGCGGAGCGGGATGCTGCGGTTGGGATCGCGGAAGGCTTTCGAGATCCAGCTTTCGGTGCGCCGACACCACATCGCCAGATCCTTCCGTGTCTGACCTCGAGCGCGGAGCAGCGCGTCGATGTTGGTCTTCAGCAGGAGGTTGGCTTTCATGGGGTGGTAAGTGTTTACCACGTAAGAGGTTGGCGCATTGTCCAACTTCGGAGCCGTTTCCGGAGGCGCCACGCTTGACATTTTGTCCCGAATGCCTATACTACGCAGTAATGAAACCGGGGCACGAACAATTCAAGGACTGGCTGGACCGGCGTTTTCCAAACTCCGACCGAAAATCGCGTGATGCGGCCGAACTCTTCGGCTGGGATGAGACGTTCATCTCGAAGCTCGTACGCGGCGATCGGTCGCCGGGACTTGCCAATGCGGACACTATCGAGGCCATCACGGGTATCTCACACCGTGCCTGGTTGCCAAGTGCGGTGGACAAATCGTCCCAGCCTGTCGCGGCATCGACTGGCCGCCGCCGTTCCTGAGAGCGAAGACACAATGGCAAGTACTGCACCGTCAGGTTTACATAACAGTACACTATTTGACTCAGTAGTGTGGGACATGGTGTCAAGTGTCTCGCTCTAGGGCGCCGCGTGCTGGGTTGCGCGGCGGTCGCCATCGGTCGTTCTCGATGGCTGAGCGGCTGGCGGCTCGAACCGTGAAGTCGGCGGACCCTGAAGGCTGCTGGGAGATTCAGGGCTGCCGTATCGGTGTCGGCGGCTACGGTCAGATTAAGCGCGATGCTCCGTCGCGTCAACTGATTCCTGCTCACCACGCCGCGTGGGAACTCGCGCATGGGCCGGTCCCTGAAGGGCTGGTTGTGATGCACGCCTGCGATAACCCGCGCTGCGTCCGGGTCGACCATCTGCAGCTCGGCACCCAAAAGCAGAACGTTCAGGATTCGGTCCAGAAGGGCCGTCACTCCGCGTGGCGTGACACCGGGCATCGTCTGGACGGTACGCCCGCCAAGATTCGGACGCTAGGCAATTCGGTTGCGCGGAGGTTCGCATGATGTTCGTGATGGCCGTCGATCCCGGCTCAATCTTTCGCGCGGTCTTGCGCGAGCAGGACATGCAGTTGAAGGAAGCCGCGATCCTGATGGACTGCGACCTCGGGCACCTGTGCCGCGCGGTGAAAGGTGATGCACCGCTGGATCTGCACAAGCTGACGCGGTTGCCGTGGCGGATCGTGGCGCCGTTCTGGAGCAAGTTCATCGCGGCCTTCGCGGACAACGAACTGCACGAGATGCGCGCGGAGAAGTTGCTGACGGTGCGCGTGGTGCAACAGGTCAAGGCGGATCTTCGGTCAACGACCGATCAACAAAGGAGTGCGTGATGGTCGCAGTGCTGTTCGTAACGCAGTCGGCGGTGAGTTCGTGGATCTGGGCGGCGCTGATCGTCGCCGCGGTCGGGATGACACCGATCGCGAGCTGGATCATGCAGGCGTGGAAGCATCAGACCGGGCGCCGGCTGATCCTCGCGGTGTTCTTCGCGTTCATCCTGGCGCGCGGCACGTACGCGGTGATCTGCCCCTCGTGCGCCGGATGCGACCCGTGGTGGCTCGAATGGTTCTGGGTCTGTTTCCCTAATCCGTAAGCGAGGACGCCATGAACATCCAAATCGGATCGCGGACCTATCGTGTCGAGACGGAAGCGGAGTTGATCGCCTTTTGCCTCTGGGCTCGATTGCGGATGGTGGCGTGATGGACATCGCCCAACAAACCGATCGGATCGAGCGCTTACAGGAGTGTATGCAGATCCACCGCGCCCATGCGCTGCAGCAGTTCGAGCGGCAACGATCGCAAGCCCGCGCGCATGCGGTCGACGCGATCCGTGAACGCTTGGAAGCGTTTCTGGCGCTGGCGCAGGATCGACCCGGCCTATTGGATCTGGTCGAAGTCGCGCGGAAGGTGGCCGAGCATTTCAAGGACACCGATGCGCCGCTTGGGGAACTCGCCCGAGCGGCGCTCGAGAAAGCGGAAGGACGCTATCCATTTAAGTTGGATCAGATGGCCCGCGATTACGTGCAAGCCGTGCTGGTCTTGACGAGGACGCTGTAGATGGCTCGCAACCTGCCGCCCTGTGTCGTCGTCGAGCGTCTGCCGTTCGGATCGTCCTCGTTCACGCGGGCGACGGTGGACGAGTTCACGAGAGGCGAGTTGACGATCACCGCCGAAGACGGGCGCGTGATGGAAGTCTACAAGCCGGGGACGTGGCTCAGGGCCACGCAGTACGACTCACACGGCTGGTCGCTCTACACCTTCACGAGCGAAGAAGCGCAGCGGCAAGCGGTCGAGGCGCGAAACGTGCTCAGGGAATTGGCGCAGAAATACGACGCGAAAGGGGCCGCATGAAGACCGGAGAACCGACCTTGCTTGAGCGAGTCGAGCCGCAGACCTTGGAGGCGCCGGCTACTGACTCCGTTGCGCTGTTCGAGCGGCTGGCGCGCGACCCGAACGCCTCCGTCGAGAAGATCGAACGGCTGATGGCGCTGTGGGAACGCGGTGAAGCACGGAAGGCTGAGACGGCGTTCAATGCCGCGATGTCGGAGGCTCAGCGCGAGATGCGGCCGGTTGCCGCCGACGCCGAGAACCCGCAGACGCGCAGCCGCTACGCCTCGTACGAAGCGCTCGATCGGGAACTGCGGCCGATCTACACGAAGCACGGATTCGCGCTGTCGTTTAACACCGGAGACGCGCCACAGGCCGATTATGTGCGCGTCCTGTGCGACGTGACGCACCTGGGCGGCCACGGCAAGGTCTACAAGGCCGACATGCCGGCAGACGGCAAAGGGGCCAAGGGCGGCGACGTGATGACGAAGACGCACGCCGTCGGGTCGGCCATGTCCTACGGCATGCGCTACCTACTGAAGATGATCTTCAACGTCGCGGTTGGGGAAGACGATGACGACGGGAACCGAGCGGCGCGGACGGCGCCAGAACCTGTCGCACCGCGCGGTTTTGACGACTGGCTGGTCGAGCTCGAAGCCGTGGCCGACAACGGCCGCGATGCCCTGGTCAAGGCGTGGGAAGCCTCCAAGCCGGAATACCGAAACCACCTGACAAAGACGAACAAGGGCGCGATCGGTAAGCTGAAGGCACGCGCTGCGGCGGTGCAGTCGTGAAGGTTCACGACATCGCCCAACGGTCCCCGGAGTGGTACGCCCTCCGTCTCGGCAAGCTCACGGCCTCGCGCGCCGCCGACATGATGGCGACGATCAAGACAGGCGAAGCGGCAGCACGGCGAGACTTGCGGATGCAGCTCGTGTGCGAGCGGCTGACAGGGCAGTCCCAGGAAGACACCTACATCAACGCGGCGATGCAGCGTGGCATCGACAAGGAGTCGGATGCGTTCGCGGCGTACGAGGCGCTGACGGGCCGACTGGCGAATCCGGTCGGGTTTGTGACGCACGACACCATCGCGGCTGGATGTTCACCTGACGGGGAAGTCAACGGCTACGAAGGCGTGCTGGAGTTGAAGTGCCCGAAGTCCTCGACGCACCTGTCGTATCTGCGCTCGCGGACAGTCCCGAAGGAATACCTCTATCAGATCGTGCATTCCCTGTGGATCACTGGGGCGCAGTGGTGCGACTTCGTGAGCTTCGATGATCGGTTCCCGGCGGCGCTTCAGGTGCTCTGTATCCGCGTGCCGCGGGACGAGGCGCAGATCGCCAGCTACGAAATCATGGTCCGTGCCTTCCTGTCCGAAGTGGAGAAGGAAGTTGAGGCGGTGGCCCAACTCGTGCCGACTGAGGCTGTGGCATGAAGCAGGAGTTCTACGAAACAGGCGGCGTGATCGAGAAGGGCAAGCTCCAGATGACGGGACGGCGCTTGTTCGAGGAGGCCATGCGCCGGTTCCCTGACGGCCACGTCACTGTTCGGATCGAAGTTACGCGGCGCAAGCGGTCGAGCGCACAGAACCGATTTTGGCACGGGGTCGTGATTCCGTTGTTCGCTGAGCACTGCGGATACGAGTTCGAGGATATGAAAGACGTGCTGGCTCTCCGGCTTATTCCGCGCGAAGTGACCGACATGACGACAGGCGAAGTCCACACCGTGCCTGGGCATACGTCGGACCTCAACGTGAAGCAGTTCAACGACCTGATCGAGCGAGCGCAGCGACTCGGCGCCGAGATGGACATCTACATCCCCGATCCTGGCGAGGTGGCGGCATGATCTGCGGCTTCTGTGCGACGAATCGCCATGCGGAATGCAACGGGTTCTGTCGGACCACGTACGAGTTCTGCGCCTGCGCGGATCGGAAGCATCAGCATCCCGCATTGACGCCGAAGTCTCAACCCAAACCGGACCTGCGTCTCGTCGTGCCGATCGGGGAGGGCGAGTAGATGGCTATGACGACTGGACTACCGAAGACGTTGCCGTTGATCGGGCTGGACGGCATCGTGCTCAAAGCCGGTGGACATGAGACCCGCGAGTCGGCCGTGTGCGCGATGGAGGCTGTGGCGTGGCTGGCGGGCGAGCCCCACTCTGATCAGCCGCAGTGTGCCTGTCCTGTGATCGGCGCCTTCATGCGGAGTTGGAACGATGCGATCCGTGATGACGCGCATCGCACCGCGCTACTGAAGCCGTTGCTGCCGCTGCTAGTCGGGTCGAAGTCGACGCCAGCCGTGGAATTGCAGCGGTCTTATCTCGCCTTCGACTGGCTGGCGCGCGTGCAGGCACCGGCATGGCTGGATCTGACGCCCGCTCTGAAGCCGCACGCGGACGCGCTCCGCGCATTAACGCCGTTGACGGATAAAGCCAGCGTGGCAGCGGCTGATCAGCCGCTGGCCGCTGCGTGGGACGCTGCGGTGGACGCTGCGTGGGCCGCTGCGGGGGACGCTGCGGGGGCCGCTGCGGGGGCCGCTGCGGGGGCCGCTGCGGGGGCCGCTGCGAGGGCCGCTGCGA